CTTGTGTTCCTTGAACACCCTGCACCCCTTGAGTACCCTGTGCGCCAACCGCACCTTGAATACCTGTTGTGCCTTGATTGCCTTGTAATCCTTGAAGTCCAGTAATGCCTTGAGTACCAGTTGTACCCTGATTGCCGTAATGACCTTGAACGCCCTGTAATCCCTGAACGCCTTGTGAACCAATAGTTCCCTGAACGCCAACAGTTCCTTGTGTACCTGTTGCGCCTTGAGTTCCCGTTGTTCCTTGCGAGCCAGTCATGCCCTGAGCGCCAGTAACGCCCTGCAAGCCAAGCAATCCTTGAACGCCTTGTGTACCCTGAACACCTTGAACGCCCTGTGTGCCTTGCGTTCCAGTTGCGCCTTGTGTACCTACCGCGCCCTGAATACCTGTGTTGCCCTGTACGCCCTGAGTTCCTTGTGTACCCTGCAAGCCCAATAGACCCTGAGTACCTTGAACACCTTGAATTCCCTGTGTGCCTTGGATTCCTTGCGTTCCTTGAATACCAACAGTTCCTTGAGTTCCCTGCAAGCCAAGAAGTCCTTGAATTCCCTGCGTTCCTTGAGTTCCCTGCACACCTTGAATTCCTTGTGTGCCTTGAGTTCCCTGAAGTCCTTGCAAACCTTGAGTACCCTGCGCGCCTTGTGTTCCAGTAGTTCCTTGAACACCGCGAGCGCCAGCAGCAGAGACAACAATCTGAGGCGTAACCGGGCTTACATTGATGTTATCGGTCATCGCGAAACCTCAGCATTAACTTGAACAGTTCCTACACCGAGGAAGATAGCCGCACCGCTTGTTGGGGTGAGTTTAAGATCCCACTCATACTTGCCGGGAGCGCAGTTGATTGTTGTATCTACTTGCACCTGTGGCAAAGATGTTGGGTTAAAGGTAATGCCGTTGCCAACTGTAAGAGAGAGCGCAGTTGTCTTAGCGAGCGCAGATGTACGGAACTGAAGTAGTGGCGTGTATCCAGCCAAAGAGATCAGCGTTCCAGTTGAATCTGTATAGGAGAAAGTGATAGCCCATTCCTGAGATTGGCGAACTGTAATGTTAAGCGGATCAGGCGTTTGGCTTATCGCTTGTGATGGCATCAGGTTCTCCAATGAGTGTGTTGCATTTCGGGCAGAATCGGGTGGACTTCGGTGCGGGCATCCTGCAATTAGGGCAGAACACCGCAAGCGCAGAAAGGTAATTCAACGCATTTGAGCCTTCACTCAGTTCTGTTACTGCCCAGACCATTGCATCCATGCGGTCAGGCGATTTACTACTCACACCCGGTTCGTACTCGCAGAGTTCATCTTCTAGTTCGGGGAAGTATCCGACCATGTGAAGTTTGCCTTGCTCAGAGAGAGCTGCAATAGGTTCTGCGCGTACTGCTTTACCGCGTGATGCGGTGACTTTCTTTACCGGGATTGTGTTCTTTACTTGTTGCAAAAGATGAACTACCAAATCGCCGCCGTTATTCGTTTCAGCGATGATGCGGTCTGCTTTGTGTAGTTCAAAGGCATAAACGGCTTTCTCGGCCCATACTTGGGGTGAAGCCTTAAGGGTGTAATCGGCAAGAATGTAATAGTGACCGTCACCGCTAAGTCCAGCGACTACGATTCCTGTGGAGTCTGAATCTTCACCGCTTGTTACTGCGGGGTCAATACCAACTACAACGCGAATAAGGTAAGGCGTATCTTTGACTCTAGCGGCCTCAAGTGAGGCTCTGCTCCAAAGCGCTCCCGGATTATCGTCAAGGATTGCGCCGTAAAGTTCTTGTTGGCCTAATCGAGTACCTGCATAGCGAGTCTGCATTTCAAGAAGAGCAGATTGGGAAAGGTTCTCAGCGTTATCAAAAGTTGATCCGCGAGTAACAACTGTAGTCTCGCGCTTAACGAGGTCTTTAATAAGTTTAGTTGGGCGAGGCGTTGTGGTGATAACTGCCTGTGTGTGATCGCCTAAACGAAGTCCAAATTGGAGCTGATTCCAAGTATCTTCATACTGCCAAGCGGCTAACTCATCACACCAAGCGTAATGAAACTGTGGGCCACGAAGAGAATCAGGTGTATCAGCCGAAAAGGTTTGAATGATTGAATCGTTCTTGAGTGTAAGAATACCGTTGGACTTGTTCCAGTCTTTAACGGCATCGTACTCACGCAGGATATTGAGAATTCCTGATACGCCTTCTACGCAGACATTTCTAGTATCTGAGAATGTTCTAGCAACAATGGCACAACGAACGCCGGGGTTTCTGACTGCTTTAGCGGCAAGCCATTCTGCGCCTAAACGAGTCTTACCAAATCCTCTACCAGCCATTACTAGCCAGTTTGACCAGTTATCTTCAGGTGGTAGTTGGTTCGGTCTCGCTAGACCCTTCTGAGGATGATGCCACTTCAGGTAGCGAAGTGCGGTCAGGTCGGGATTCAAGCTCTGCGCTGAGTCGCTTAATTGCTTCATCAACGGTCTCCCCATTTCCGACTACGGCAGTTCGACTCGTAGCGTTGCCTTCTAGGAGTTCGGTCTTGTCAATCAATATGCCCAAAGTAATTGCGGCTTCTCGCGCCTTTAAGTCTTCTACAATTCCGTCTAAGTGGCGTAAGACTTTGTTGCGTAGTGTTTTTAATTCTGAGATAAATGATTCCCTAGTTTCAGGGATAAGTTCTGCGGTGGCTACTGCCAAATTGCTTTTATGGTCTCCATTTTCGGAGTTTTCGGCTATCCAACGATGTAAAGTTGCTTCGCCTATGCCTAATTGGGAAGCAGTCTGTAGAACATTGCCGCCATTAGCCTCTAGTGTAACTAGAGCTTCAGCGCGTTCTTTTTCGGTGTAAGCCATAATTAAATCTTACAGGTTATTTTGTTGAAGCGCTAAGCGAGCATCTAAAAGATCATCTACGCTAGAAAGAAATAATTGCCTCTGCTGATAGGTCAGGCGATTGCCGTAGCGATCCTGTAAGCGTTCCCGTATGTGAGAAAGAGCTTCATCTATTTCAGCGAGAGTGGCTTCGGCGGTAATCATCATCCTATCCTAGTTACACGCCTACCAATTATAGAGAGAATAAGTGACATAAGAAATAAAGTCAAATCCGCTGGCGATGAGGTAACTTTTCATAAGCATCCTGTAAGTCATCTAGCTCGTACCAACCGTCATAAGACTTGATCTGCTCGCGCTCAATCCAGCGATAGACGGTGCGGGTTGTAACTTTGTAAAGCAGAGAGGCTTGTACGGCGTTGATTCTAGGCATTAAATAAATCTATCTCTTTATTATTGGCAGCCCACTCAATTCTTGCCTTGGCAATCTCAACATATTCTGCCGATTGCTCTATCCCAATGAAATCAAACCCTTCAAGAATTGCAGCCTTGCCAGTTGATCCCGACCCCATAAACGGATCGAGAACGATTCCTGCTGGCGGCGTAATGAGTCGGCAAAGATAACGCATCAGATCGGTCGGCTTTACTGTCGGGTGATGATTGGCGCGAGTCGGATTGACGAAAGTGCGATCGGGACATTCGCAACCCTCAATGACTGAAGTGCTGCAAGTGGCGCATTTACGAGCTAAGCCGTTGCCTTTAGCACCGATCTCCTTGCCAGCGAAATCATCCAGCCCCTCATTGCGATCCTTCTTGCTCGCCTTCGCGCAATAAAAGAATCGGGCGGCGCTGCCGCTGTCTCCGTAGCCTGTCAAATCGCTTCCCACCGCAACATCGGCATACGCAACATTGTAATTACTTACTCCACGCTTGCCTGATGGCTTACCACTAGTTGTTTGTGGAAACAACGCCACAACTTCATCGCTGCCATCGTGAATGACATTGGCTGGCCAGCGGCCTTCGTTGGGGTTGTAAGTTTGCTCAGGTTGTTGCCTGTCATCGCGATTTTCAAGATTGCGCCAAGAATCAAAGGCGGTGTTTGTTGCATTTGGTTTGCTACTGCCAACCCTTGTCGCATCAATGTTCAACCCACCCACGCCATAAGTGAGGACATTGTTGGCAACAGTTCCGACAATCGGCTTGCGAGCGAGAACCATTGGCTCGTGTGCTGGCTTGAGCGCCGTTCCCCAACCTTGCCATTGCTTTGCTTCGCCTTCTAGCGGTGGCATAAATAATTGGCGCGGTGTTGGGTTGTAATCGCCTGAGCCATAAAATACTGCGTTCTCATTTTCTTTGAATCCGATTGGTTCAACTCCACTTGCTTTTTGAATTGCTTTTGCAATATCGAGTGACTTCGGAAATCCTGAGCCATAGATCCATTGAATCTGATCGCGAATCTCAAATCCTGCATCCTCAATCGCCACCGCCATTCGGTGATAAGTGCGAGAGCCTGAGAAGGCGATGAGATGACCACCGGGCTTGAGTACGCGAAGCGCCTCTTGCCATACCTCAATGTTGAAGGCGATGCCGCTTGCATCCCACGACTTGCCCATAAACCCTAGCTCGTAAGGAGGATCGGTTACGATTGAATCCACCGAGTTATCTGGCATTTCCTTCATTGCTGCGATGCAGTCGTTGTTAATTAGTTGCATTATTCGCCTCACAATTTTTAACGCATACCCAAATCATTTCATAATAACCGTGATTGGGTACTGGTCGGATTTCCTTACGGCAGTCAGGACTATGCATCAATCATCTTTCCAAGCAATCTCCAGCGAGTTGAATCCCATACAGTTCCGCAGACCCTACAGGTTACCTCTAGGGTTTTCATTTGAGGATTAACCTTGAGTTTAGCGTTGCAGGGCTTTCCGGCTTCATCAATAGTTGGGCAAGAGCCGATAACGATATCTTCAGACTTATTTCCCAAGACAAAGTTGATCTTGTTGCTGATGCTGATGATCGTAGTCGCAAGATCGGCTACATCCCCGTACTCGGTAAAACTCCATTGCTCGCGCTTGATGTGATACTCGCAAGTCATGGTTATACGGTTGATCTCTTCTCCGCGCCAAGTAATACGGGTTTCTTGTCGAGTCTTACGCATTTCAATTTCGTGTTTAATCAAGGGCGTTGATATTCCTCCGGTGCGAAGATGTAAGGTTTCTATGCGTAGAGGTAGCGGTGGGGTTTTAGAACCCGACACTCGTTCGCCCTGTGCGCCGTTAGATGGCAATAGCTCATCTTCTAATTCGTGGTAACGCTTAGGAAATACACGCAACTGCTCTACCGCAAAATTCCAGCACGATTCGCAAATCGGTCTTTCAGAATGACGGCGGCAGTTAGCGCATTTCACTTTGAGCGTTTAGCCTTCAATGCTTCTACATCGGCGCGGTTGTAATAAACCTGCTTGCCTTTCTTTTCAGCCCACACCAAACGCTTGCGGTGCTGAAGTTGATGGAGATTATTCTTGGTAATCTCCAAAATCTCGCAGACAGTTTTAGAGTCAATTAGTTCCATGAGTTAGCCCATTCGGGTTCATCATTAACTACTGGCTTTGATTTCTTAGCGCCTACAAGTTCGAGAGTAACGCTATCTGCCTTAATCTCTAATCCTTGCTTTTGTGTTCCGTCTTTGGCGGTGTAACTGGACTGCTTAAATGCGCCAGTAACTTGAACACGCTGACCTTTTGAGATGGAGTCGGCAACGAGTTCTGCTTGCTTGCCAACAACCGATACATTGAACCAAGTAGTGATCCCATCTGCCCAATTACCTGCCTTATCTTTCTCACGCGGGGTATAGGCTAGAGAGAAACGAGCTACACCAAATGAGCCGTTCTTTCCATCGTAAAACTTAATCTCAGGATCAGTTCCTACATTTCCGCTAACTGTTATCTGTGCCATGTGAAGCCTCCAATTTATTGTAATTGCCTTTGTTGTCTAACACTACTATCTCTGCACCGTGTAGGTGTAAGGGATAGGCGGCAGGGTTGGCCCACGAAGGAACCATCCAACCTTTCACCGTAGCCACTTCTGGGTTTAGGTGAATACTATTTGTGCCTAGATTGTGGCAGTTATGGTGAACCGCGATCAGGTTGGCAACTTCATCTTTGCCACCACGCGATTTCAGTTTTCTATGATGCAGGGCAAAGTCATCGCCGGGCAAACCACAAGCCTCGCAGTATCCTTTGGCGCGAGCTAATACAGTCTCCGCTATTTTCTTATCCACGCTTTACCTGCTCATAAAAATAAAACGGCGCTGAGGTATATGGGTCTTTACTTGCGGCTATTTCTAACGCCTCTTCAAGAGTTGCGCCATGTGCCAGCGCGCCAAGAGCGAGGCTAGACCCCGATCCAATACTGTAATGACCACTACCGTCAAGGCTAACGGCAAAATCGTCAGCCAAATCAAACACTTCACCACCAATGGCGATGAGGAAGGCAAATCGGGTTTCTTCATCTTTATCATCCTCTAATTTGAAATCGTTATCCTTAAAACATTGCTTGAGAGATGGAACTACCTTGGCGATCATAAAGTGATAAAGGTCTTTCTTATCTGCCGCCGTTGGAGTTGGTGGAGTCCAAATATGTTGCGCAATATCGCAAGCAGAACTAAGTCCTGCACCGGCAATTAAGTATTGACCGCGTTCGGTGATCTTTGCCATCCGAGGATGTGAGTATTTGCGAGTTGATGTGACTTGGCTATCTGTGCCAATAACCACTCGATCTTCGTATTGTATCGCCGCGATTGTGGTCATGGAGATACCTTACACCATTGTAATTAAAAAGGGCGGGAGCTGAGAACTGGAGGGATCTCTGCTCAACCGCCCTACTGTCCTAGTGGAACGGCACTAGGAACTTTAGTACCAGTAATGGCTATGCCAGAACTGTAAAGCCTTGCAGGGAGAACCATACCTATCCCGGACATAGTTCAGCCCTACTTGGATTTGCTTTTCAACAGTTGCCCTCGGGTTAAGACCTAGCCTCTGCGGGATTCCTCCAGCATAGAACTTGATCCACCTACCGTTGATTAGCATTTTAACGGGCGTGTGATTCTTGGCATCAGGTCTCCAGTTGGATTCATTTTGCCAAAGAGTCTGCAAGCAACCCCATTGAGTTGCCCACCCGTAATTATTTAATTGTAGTTTGGCATATTGCTTTGCCGCCATCGGTGTTCGTTGCACCAACATTTGCTTTGGAGCTAATGCGTATGACGGGTTAGCGAGCGCGAGTCCTACGGCTATTGCCGCTACTAGAAGGAATCGAGCCTTGAATCTCAGCGCGAACCAATCGCCGCCTGTCCTAGTGCGCTCATCGTGTGCCTCCATTGATTGTAGTCTGCATTTCTGCATCCCCTTTCTTTGGTCGTGCCGTTATTGTAGAGCAAGCCGAGCAAGCGCGGTCAAATACAACCCAATCCCCGCATGATTTACACCGGCCTATATTCCACTCGGAGTTCATAGAACTAGATCATCTACTAGCTCTTCAAGCATCTGAAGATCACCTGAGTTATCTATTGTGCGGTCAAAGATCCAATCATCCATAGCGGTTTCAGAACTATGCTCATTGGCTGGATAAATACCTTGACGGTTTATTCGCCACACTTCTCCAAACATCCACTTGATCTCTTGGGCTTCGTCAGGGAATCGAACATCAGTCACTACAACTTTATCGCCAGCCTCAACATTGCCCAAAGCCATCTCAATCCATAACTGCGGGTCAATGATCTTGCGGCCTACCTCAGTACCTAATACCTGAAGCAATCGGCGAACTTCGGGAATCTTCTTGGCGGCTTCCCAACCAAAATCATCAAAGTATTCTGAGAGATGAAGCGGGTACTCAGCTCGTACCGCGATGATCGGATCAAGCGCAAACAAACACTCTCTGATCTTATCGGCAAACGCTACGCGCTTATAGCCGTGATGCTGAACGAGAATGTTGGCAACTGTATCTTTGCCGGCCTGAGCGTACCCAGATAGTCCAATAATCATTTGCAATCCTCACAATAGTTAGGGGTTCTTAAATATTTACTTGCGGTGTAATACACCTTTGAGCAATGAACGCAACGCGCTTCTTTAGGTTTGTTCCCACGGCTTGACGGCGATCCTTGAGTGAGCCAAATCCACATCAAGAACATACCTGTTGCCATTCCAAAATAACCAAGAATCATTTGGCCTCCTCTAAACATTGCTCGCAATCTTCTTTCATTAACACCAAGCAAAGGCAACCCTTTTCGTCACAGGTATTGCCGTGTTCGTAGCACACATCAGGATTCATTACTGACCTCCCCAACCTGTACCGCGAAATACTGCGGGCGTTGCTTGGAACTGCTTGCTCATCTGCTGACCGCACTGCGGGCAGTTAGGTATAGAGCTATTTTCAAAGGATTGGTACATCTCAATCATGGACTGATCGGCAGGGCATCGGTATTCGTACTGAGGCATTAGAAAAGTCCTGTCTGTGAGATGGTGGATGCAACCCAAACAATGCAGTCATTGTCGTTTTCATTCTTGCGAGTTTTGCCGGAATCGTAGATCAAGCCATCCTTAAGTAACTTGCCCCGAGTTGGGCGAACGGTATCGCCACTCATCATCAGGACATTTTGTATTTCTTGATCTGTTGCCCCGTGTTCTCCGCGACCAAGGATAAGGTTGAAAACAAGGGATTTGTAAGTAGGTACGCGCGGCGCGGCTTTGATCTGCGCTTGGATAGAAGTGGCTCTCATTTTGTCTCCTTGTAACTAGATGGAGACTTGCCAACCTTGTAAGTGTTGGATTTTTCGCTAGGAATTCCTAAGCGACTATTTTCAATCAGCCTTTTATTTCTTTCCAACGCTTCTTTGGCGCGCTTAATATTTTTTTTATTCATCGCTGACCCAATGCAATCTGCGCGCAGAGATCCTGCACCTGTAAGAGCGAGTTCTCTAATCCGTTCTTTACAATCTGCTTACGGCGCGTTGTTAGATCAAGAGCGCAAATCTCTTCGTAGATCGCCAAACGAACGCGAGCCTGAATAGCCTTGACCATTTGCTCAACAATTTCCTGACCTTCGGGAGTATCAAGCACTAACTTTGTGCCATTGATCTTCCAATGGTTTTCCTTGCACATAAACTTAGCCATTGAGAGCCTCCTCGATAAAGAATACAAATTGTAAGAAAGCACATCCTAGTAGTGGGATGCCAATAAGAAGTAGCGCGATCATTTAGTCACCAACTTGTTGTGAAGGTCGGCGCACTTTTGGCAGACTAGCTCACGGCTTCGATCACCGTTATCTGCCACATACCAGCGAAAGTTCCACTTAGACATTCCAACGGCTTTGCCGCACATAGCGCAAGAGAACATTTATGCCACCGCCATTTCACGATTGCAGGTATAGCAAAAGTATTGGCGATCATCTTCGCAAAGATTTACCGTTACAAGATCACTTACTCCGCATTTAGAGCAGACTTGCCGGCATACGCCCCAACGGTGATTATCTTGAGCTAAGCATTTTTGATTTAACATTTCTTGCCTCCAGTTTTATCGGGGTCGTTCGCCCCGACAAGAAGAACAATACGCCTGAGTCAAGGCGATTGGAAGGCTATTTGGCAGATTTCTTAAATGTTTACCAAATCGTTATAATTGAACAAATGTTCTAAAGGCAGTCAAAACCTTCGCTAATTTCAATATCCACACCCGGCGTATCCGAGTATTCCTTGCTGGCGGTCATGCGAATTACCTGAGAATCATCTTGGAAGGCTGCCCCGCTGAGGCCATCGTTCACGGCTCGCGCCAGTTTATCCACATCTGGCATTACGGTTGGGTATTCACGCTTGACCGTTTTAGGGCGCTTTAAGCGAAAAACCATAGTAATAATTATAGGGCTTTCAATGGGCTTGCAACCTGCTGCCTTCGCCGCGTTCGCAATGAGAGCGCGCCATGTTGCAAGTTCGGTAGCGCGGGAATGAATCATTCTGCCGCCCCCGATATGTTTCATGCTCCCTTGCGGTACGGGCGTACCATCAACGGAGAACTTAATCACTCTTCAATACTGAGTGTTTCGTAGTCGGCAAAGAACTTGACCGTTGTGCGACCTGTTTGCTCCTGCAAGTGTAACTCTCTACCAAAGCGATAGATTTCAATATCCGTCACCATGAGGTGCTGACCGTTGAAATAGATCATATCGCCGAGAGCTATATCGCTCGCCTTGCGTATCTTCAGAGTTTTCATAGTTCCCCCTATTGTGTAACTCTTACAAGAATGGTGGCATATTACTTACTAACACGCAAATCGCCCCAACGGGTTTTTAGGGACTTTTTTTTAATCTAGTTAGGATTTATTGTCTTCCACCCCAAAGTCGCTCAAATCGTCTGCTAGACCCCTTAAACGGGCTTCTGCAAGCCTTATCCGAACTATCTGCGCCCAATCGTTTGTCTTTTCAGACTTAGGCATTTCTAGGGCTTGATAGGCAGGTGGGGTGGGGGTTGCCTTGAACTGACCCCGAATAGCGGCAACGGTAGGAAAGAACTCAGATTCCTTGATTGCCTCACGGAAAGCGTTGAGTAGCTCCTCGCGCCCAATCGGTAAATCGCTGAGGCAGTCGTAATAAACCTGCACCTGTTCACGGGTTACCTGATAATTGGGAAAAGCCGCGCCAGCGTAAGTAAACCCGGCAATAACATCTTCTAAGGTAATCATCCAAGCGCCTTTCGCTCGTTGAGCATCTGGGTTAAAACATTAAAGCTCTTAGGCTTGGCTTTAGAGCGTTGCGCTCGCATCCTCATCACGGGGTACTGCTTGCGTAATTTGGCGGGGCTGAGGATATTCGTAGCCCAAAAGTCATCGTTCATCGCCCAGTCAATCGCGGTCTTAACTTGCTCGCAAGTAATCGGAGTGCCTTCCTCGCGCGTATCCCCCGCGCCGATTTTTCCTTCGGTTAAAAGGCGCATCTCTAAATACCAACGATCCGAGTTAATCTGCTCTTGGAGAGGTCGAGGCTTTAATCCTCTAACACCAATGGCATCAGCAAGGTAAATGCAGAGATCAACTATTTCAGATTTTCTCTCTAGAGAGTTTTTAATATGGTTAAATGACTCTGGTTTAATGACTATGGTTTGTTCGTCATCTGTGCGGCTACCTAACTGCATTTCTGCGGCTACCTCTCCCGATTTACGATACGGGGCGGCACTAATGACTGTGTAAATATTGCTCGTATATTCATCGCCATTCTTGCGGTGAATGACCTTAACTGCCCCTACTTGTATCAACTCTTTCATAGCTCGATCTACGGTTGAAAGAGAACCTACCTGCAAATCCTTAGCCAGCGATTTACGGGTTGGGTAGCATTGGGAAGTATTTTTATCGGCTCGCCTTCTTAATACGGCGTAAAGCCTGATAGCGGTAGCAGATATCTGTGAGTGCAAAACCCACTCTGGAATTATTGCGAAATAATTATCGGCGTTGATAGAATTCATATACTCAATCTCCTCGTAAGGTTGGGTCATAGCCTCGGGTTGGTTCGCGCCAACGCCGAGGTCTTTAACTTTACCTGTAAGGTTTGGGTCAATCCAATCCACTATCGCCTCTTGTAAATCCAATAGCTCTATCAAATGCGTAGGTAATCCACATAGCCGCCGTACCTTCTTCGGGTTCTTTGGTCTGCACCATCAGATCCCTAGCCTCGGCAAGTTCTTCAATGATCCGCGCTCGAATTTGATTCTCTAGAACCATATCTTGATTCTTTAGCCCTAGTATCAAGGCGTAATGATTCTTAGCGCATTTCTTCATATCATCGGTATTGCATCGCAATAAGTGAATATGCTCTATGGCTTCTATTGCCTTCTCGGTTAGATCGTTCACGCCGCCCCCTCAATCGCTTCCTCAAGGGTAATGCCAAACTCCTCCAACTGACGGCGAGCAGGGTTTAAGTCATCATCGGCGAGTCGCTGGTTGCGGATCTTCATGCGCTCCCATCGAGTAAAGCCTCCCCAGATTCCGTACTCTTCTTCCATCCCGGCGCGCAAGCAATCCTTTTGGATAGGGCAGGTAAAACAGACCTTGCGTATAACCCTGTTCGTCATACCGCGATCCTTAAGTTCGCTTTCTTCCAAATAGAAAATATCTGTATTTAATCCTCGGCAATTAGCTCTTGTCCAATCCGTTCCCTGCACATTAACTTCTCTCACTTACCGGGGCATCCAATCTCTTTAGTAGGGTCATAGAACTTGCAGTAATGCCGGCAGAAGAACGCGGCTGAGTTCTCTGGGGCAGGTGGCTCAGTACGCGACTGCACATCAGCAACCCAAGCCCTAGCCTCTTCAACTAACTTAGGATCGTAGTCGGATTGCCATACCCTGATATCACTCATCTTGCCGTCTCTAGGGATAAAGACAAGCCCTACGGTTTTCACCGGATATTCCTGAGAGATAAGGCTGGCGTAGATATTGACCTGCATCTTCTGTTGCTTGGTAGGTAGTCCGCCCTTTGCCAACTTAGCAAGGGTCACGCTTTTCCAGTCATAGACCGCTTGATCTTTGCGCGAGTAGAAATCGCAGTTACCCACAAAGTATTCATCCTTGAAGTTCTGCTCAAGGATAAAATCGTCACCGAAAATATCGGCGGCTTTGAGAGCCTCAAAGATAGCTCCGTGTATCGCCGTTCCAATGATTGCCGCTAGGTTCTCGGTATCAAAGTTCGTAGTCGGGGTCTGTTGAAGAATATGCCAAGCCTGACGGCGGCAACCCCCAACCGATGAAGCACCAAGAGCAACCTGCTTAGATCGCTCTCGGTTTGAGTCTGCATCTTTAAGCGCAGTTGTAAGAGTCTTGATAATGTCCAACTGATTCCTCCACATCTAATAGATCTTGGTAATCAATCGTGCATTTGGTACAGACATATACCTTGAACAAGTTGTACCAACGCTTGTGCGTTTTCCTATTTGGCTCTGAACATATCGTGCAAGCCGCCATTACAACTCCAAGGTGGCTTTGATGGATGAGCTAATAGAGCGCGTGATATCTACCTGAGTGCGAATTCGATTCACATTCGCCCGGCAAGCCTTTACTGATGCCTCAGCAATCGCTTGGCGCAGGTGCATAGCCTCATTCTCAATAAGAGCCTGATCCTCACGCATCGTTGCAGTCATCTTCAGGTCAGAATGTGAGTTCTTCATACGAGCCTTAGCCATCGCAATTTCATAGTTAGCCGAGGCCGCGTGAAATTCTTGCTCGGCTTGTACGAGATCGCCATGTGCCTCATCCATCTCTTTAGAAAGATCAAAGAGTCGTTTCTCAACTTGTTGTGGAGTAATCATTTGCGCGCTCCAAACTCAAGCATGGCAACAAGCCATACAAGAAACGCGCTACCCCAAAATAGACATCGAACTACTGAGCGCACTTGGTAATAACGGCGAGTACGACCTACGCGAGGTAGTGGGTGCATCATGCTCACTTAGTTGCCTCCAATTCCTTCTTACGATCTGCAACTGCCTTCTTGATTGTAGTTCCGTTAGTTGGGATATCCAAAAGGTTTGCCTCGTTGCAACCCTGATAGAACAACTTGAGTTCTGCAACAGAAGTAATACCAGCAACTTGTTCTAGCGCTTCAACTGCTAATGCTTTCTGCTCATCAGTCCAAGCAATAACTGCTGGCTCTTCACGGCGCGCGACCTTCTGCATTTCTTCTCTAGCATCACCACGCGATTCAGCAAGATCAAATAAATCTCCCTTATGCCATAAATCTAAAGCCGCACCAAAACGCATACCAGCGTTACGCAATGCATCTCCAATGGCTTCCTTGATGGCTTGCGTTCCTCTTGAGTTTCCAGAATCACCGTAACCAATACGAGTAATGCCACAAACTGTTAAGCGAATCCATAAACCACCGCGCTCATCTAACTTTGGCAAACCATCTTCGCCTACTGCAAAGGGTTCCCACGACCAATTCAAATCAGTTTCGAGTAGTCGCTTCGTAAGAGCGGCGTGACCAACATAATCAAGTTTTAGCCCACCTTTAGGGATTTGATTTATTTCATTAGGAGCAAAAGGTTCAAGCATTTTTGCTACGGGATGAATTTCTTTTCCAGTCATTTTGACCTCCAGTTAATCTGCCGGGATTGGCATTGGTTACAGAGTAAGGGTTACCACCGACAAAGGGAAGTATTTCGTAAGGTGTTTTTTACGCTATCCTTAGTCCATGATTTCCGTAGTGGTTCGGGTATATGACCTAGAGGTAGAAATCCAGTCCAGCGAGAGTTTTCCTGACCATTTAGACGATCTATGCAATAGAGCTACTAAACTCTTTGCCGAAGCCGTAGATACTATGAAAATGTCCAATATTGCCCTTACAGGCGAGGATTTGATTGACGGCGAAGAACAAGGCTAGAATCCCCATCCCCCCTATACGACAAAGAAGCCCCTCAGCGTGGAGGGGCTTTCTTGTTGAAACTTAAAAAAAATTTTAGAAACCACCCTTACGGGTGTTACTCAAGCCATAACCTATACTCCGCGCTCACACGCCCCTTCTCGGGATCTACAAAGTGAAGGCGCTGAGAGGCTGCTCCATTGGCGGCTAGGAGGTCTCTGGCGTACCTATTGCCTGTCTC